GTCGGCGCCGGGATGCTCGCGGCGAATGAACTGCTGAATCCTGGTTTCCAGGTCAGCCAGATCGCGGCGGTCTTGCCGATGCTGACCCCGCAGCTCCCCGACATCGCTGCGGATACCGCGGATGTCGTGGCCGTGGGCGATCTGCCGATCAGACACGTCCTTGACGAGGTACCGGATTCCGTCGACGTCGTCACGCAGGTTGGTGTCGTCCGGGTGGTCGTTCTTCACTTCGCCGCGGATGATTCGGGCGTTGTCGCGGATTTCTCGGACAGTTTTACGGCCGCGCTGCTGGCCGATAACCACGGAGGCCAGGACGGCAAGCTGGGTGTCGACGACGGCAGCGAACCCCCAGGCGTTGGTAGCGGTCACTCGACTGCGCCGTCCTCGATTTGGTGCTTGAGGTTGTATGCGGCGGTGGCGTTGCCTGCCACCCCAAGGACGATGCCGGCGAAGCCGAGCCAGATCGGCACCTCTTCGGGGCCGATGAGACCGTAGAAGGCGAGGATGCCGAGGCCACCGGCGATGACTGAATAAGCGTATAGGCGATGCTTGGCGGTGATCTTCATGCTGCTCTCTCTGCTCGCGTTGACCAATCTCTGACGTGCTGCACGGCGAGACCCAGATACGTTTGGCCGGGCCAGACCTCGCGGTGTTCGTAGGAGATGTGGGCTGCGGTGGGTGGGTGGCTGGTGGCGAATTCCAGGGCGATCCGTGCGGCGCGGGCAGCTGCGGCGGTGCCGGTGAGGGTGTTGCTGTCGCGGCCGATCCCGCCGAGCAGTGACAGCAGCGCCGGCCCGCCGATGCCGAGTAGCCCGGAGCCGGGTACGCCGTCGAGGAGGGACCGCAGCACCTTGGGGATGGGGATGCCGGCGGTCTCGGCGACCTGCGGGATCAGCGGCAGGATCGCCCGTGCTGTGCCCAGCGGATCGGACAGCTGCACTTGGGTGACGATGTCGTAGCAGGCGCGCATGATGGCGCCGGTCTCGCCGAGGGGCACGTTGCCGTACATGTCGGCCGGGTCGGTGAGCCAGCAGTGCTGCCAATCGCGGGTGTCGCCGTAATGCCAGCTTGAGATGCCTTGGCCGGGGTGGGTAGGGCCTTGGTAGTAGGCACCGCCGAACGGGCGGGTGGGGTCGCCGAGGGAGAAGCTGCAGAGGTAGTTGTCGGGGTGGTGTTCGTGGAGCCATTTGCGGATGTGCGCGGCGGCGACAGCGCCGGCCGAGTAGCCGCCGACGATGATCTTGCGGCGGGGATTCTGATGCAGGGCGCGGGCGATGATGTGCTTGGTGTCGGTGACCGCGACGTCGACCGCTTTGTTCATCGAGGGGGCGCGTAGGTCGCGGGCCTCGCCGACGGGAATACCGCCCATGGTGGCGGGCCAGGTGGGGTTGATTTCCTCGACGAGGTCGGACACGCCTTGGCAGACGCGGGACACGTAGTCCTGGCCGATGATGCCGCCGGTGCCGCGGAACACCACCGCAAGATGACGGGTCATGTCCACCACGTCCCGCTGGTGATCCACGCGACGAACGCGGTACCAGCCCCCAGGAGGCCGAGCGTCACGCCCAGCAACATCCATGCAATGGCGCTCATTTGGTCACCACGCCGGTTTTGCCGCGGTCTTCGGTGCCGCACACTGCGTCGCGGATCTCGGCGACGGCTTCGACGAGGGTCTGCCCGCCGAGCGCGTTCCAGCGCATGTTGAGCTGGTCGTCGGCGGGGCCGACGACGACGGGCTTGGGGACCGGCGGGACGGGTTGCGGCTGGAATGACAGGCCGAGCGCGGCCAGTGTGGCGGGGCCGGCGATCCCGTCGGCGGTGATGCCGGCGCGGCGCTGGAACTCGGAGACCACCGCGGCGGTCAGCGGCCCGTACTCGCCGTCCACAGCCAAGCTTGAGTAGGCAGGGTAGTGGTCGTTGAGACGCTTCTGCAAAGCGGCTACGCGGTCGCTCTTGCATTCGTAGCGTGCGCAATCCGCGCCGAGGTACACGGCGCCGGGTGCATGGGGGGCAACGGGCACGGTAGCTCCTGATCCAGTGATGGGGCCGGGTAGGTAGAACCAGTCGTGGTACAGCGGGTGGTTCCAGTGGCGGGCATTGCGGCCGATGATCTGGCCGCCGCCGGATGCGTAAGTACCGCCGCGGGATTCGATGGCGATGCCCTGCAACGTGCAGGACATATGGGAGTTGGCGCCGCCGCCAGGGCCGTGCATGAGGCCGATCCGCAGTGCAGCGTTGGCGGGGACGTCAGCTGGCCGGCCGACTCGGATGGTGCCGAATGGTCCTCGGCTGCCGGGTCCGCCCACGTAGCGGTATGCCTCGGTGGACAGGCCGTGTCGGGACCAGGCCATGCGTTCGCCGTTGGTGATGGCGTCGAGGACGTGGGTGACGATGCCTGAGCAGTCCGTCGTCCGGTTGATGTCGTTGCGGGCCCATACCCCGCCGTAGCCGTAGTTCTTTTTGTCGCGGGACCGGCAGATGGACAGGGCGTATTCGACGTTGGTCGCGAGGACGGGCATTGCTTTTCCTCCAATGCGTGTAGCCCGCGCACCGGGGGTGGTGGCGGGCGAACTACTAAGCGGGAGTTAAGAGTTGAGCGAACTATCAACTCTGGGTTGATAGTTCACTTGACCAGTCGAAGGCTGGCTTTCACGTGCGGTGCGTCGAAACCCACAGTGGTGTCTTCGAGCTCGACCAGGAGCAGGAAGCCGAGGGCGGCGAGTAGCCAGCCGCACGGGATCGCAATGGCGAGGGCGCGGAATAGCGTCATCGTTGACCTGCTTTCGCTAGACTCCCCGGCTGCAGGGGGTGATGTGTCGGTGGATGCTGGTGCTCGGAGCCGGAAGTTGTCGAGGCTGACTGAGGAGCAGGTGGTGCAGGCACGGTTTTTGCGGTTCCGTGAGGGTTGGTCGATTTCGGAGTTGGCGGAGCGGTTTGGGGTGTCGCGGGCGACGGTGCATCGTGCGGTGCGGGGCGAGACGTGGGCGCATTTACCGCACGACTACAAATTCCCCGAGTAGACCGGTGTCATGTCGAGGCGCTGCCGTCAGCCACGCATGTGGCTATTCGCCGCGGTACCTATACGAGGGGGTCACGTCGACAGCGAATGCTTGCGATCCGTCGTTGACGGTCAGGCTGATCGGGAGGGTTTCTCGTCGCAGCAGCGTGGTGCCGCTGAAGATGCCGTAGCCGTCGACCACTGCCTCGTTGGGGACGGTGCCGCCGGGGACGTTGATCGTGACGGTTGACCCGGTGATCTTGCCCCAGGTGTAGTCGTCTTCGGTGGCCTTGGCTGCGGCGCCCCATGTGGTGTCTACGTACACTGTGCCGACGCGGGTGGAGCCCGGTAGAGGCCGATGCGGTTACCGAGGGCGCCGATGGCGGCGGCGCAGGCCAGCAGGTGGTCGTCCTCGTAAGTAGCCATGTCAGGTGATCCTTTCGACCAGGTAGGAAGGGTATTCGGTCGGGGTGAGCTGGTAGGTGTGCACTGTTTCGGGGGTGCGGGTGTCTCGGAGGTGGAGTTGGTCGCTGTTGCGGCGTGCTTGCAGGGTGGGGTAGTTGATCACGGCTGTCCATGCGGTGTGGAGGTTGTCGGCCCAGGGTTGGTCGGTGGCGAATGTTTGTGGCCACCAGCCGTTTCCGTCTGGTCCTGGTTCTACATGCTGAATCTGATCCATGCTTGTCCTCTCGCGCCTGGGCTGCCGGAGCCTGCGTTGAGTGGCCATTGTGCGCCGCCGCCGCCTTGCCCGCCGGCGCCTGGTGTGCCGCCGTTGGTGCCGCCGCCTGTGGCGGTGATGTCTTGGAATGAGTGGTTGCCGGGTGCTTGGCCGGTGCGTTCGCCGGAGAACGGGGGCTCGCCGCCGGTCCCGCCTGGGCCGCCGTTGCCGCGGAGGTATTCGCCTGTCCACCCGGTCCAGTCGTCGATCCATAGTTCGGTGTGCCCGCCGGCTGCGCCGGGGCCGTTGTTGTTGCGGCTGCCGCCTCCGCCACCGTTGCCGAGGAGGATGGCGAGTTGGCGCCAGGTGTTGCGGCCTTGGCCGCGGTCCCAGCGGTAGGAGGCGTAGGTTCCGGCTTGCCCGCCGCGGCCGTTTTGTCCGCCTACAAAGTTTTGGTCGCCGCCTGCGCCGCCGCCGCCACCGCCGAGGAGGATTGCGTCGATGTAGCGGCACCACACGGGTATTGGTAGGAATTGGTGTGTTCCGGTGGCGGTGATTTGGTAGATCGTTGTGGGTGGTTGTGGGGTGAATCCGTTTGTGGCGGTGTCGCTGCCCACGCCGCCGATGTGTGTGGGTGGTGTGGCGAGTTTCGGCAGGGTGGCCTGGTCTGTGCCGGCGCCGGAGTCGATGGCCAGTATGCCGCGTAGCTGGTTGAGCCATCCGGAGTCGTTTCCGGTGGCCTGGTCTGCGGCGGGGAGGTGCGGGTGCAGTTGTGAGGTGTCGGTGCCTGCGGCGGAGTCTGTGGGGTGGATGCCGGGGCTGGGCTAGGTCTGTCCCGATTCCGGTGTCGAGTAGTGGGATCAGTGGGTCGAGGTGCGCGGTGCTGGCGCCGATTCCGGCGTCGATGGCGGCTTGTGTGAGCTGATTTAGTTGTGCGCCGTCCCAGCCGATTCCGGTGTCGGTGGGCAGTGTGTGGATGAGCGTGTGGGCGAGGTCCTCGCCGATACCGGAGTCTGTTGCTGCCCTCTGGTAAATCGGGAACCAGCCGGGCTGCGGAGTCCGCACGCTCGGCGTGGGGGTGGTGGGGAACCAACCCGGACGCGGAATCCGGACCGGGGCTTCAGGGGTGGGCGCCCAGGCCATCAGGACGCGCCCAGGTAGGTGCGGATGACGTAGGTGAACGAGTATCCACCCAATAGTGACTGTTCGCCCAAGGCCGATATGCTGCCGCCCTGCGTGTGTTTCACCTGGATGGAAAACCAGTCATCCGATGACCGGGTGCCGGAGAACCATCCACTAGTGGAATAGTCGGACACTCGCTCAACTGTCGTCGCTGTAAGCGTCGGTAGAGCACCCGAAAGGTTGAGCGCTGCCAGCGAATCCCCTCCGGCCATTGATGTTTGGAGGATAGGAATGTCCTGCTTGCCAAGGAGCATGTACTCGCGGAATACACCGGCGGCACGGAGCCCTGTTGCGCTCTCGGACCAGGCGACCACGTACTGGATACTCCAAAGCCCCTCTAGGCCAAATCGCCATCGGGCGTTTGCTGCATCCTCGAACTCTACGCTGGCCGTTCCAACCTGATTCCAGCCCGACAGCAGTGTTGTGGTGTTGTTGGGAATGGACTGACTATCTGTCAGGGACAGGATGAAGTAGGGCCGGCCAGCGCCTGTGCCGCCCGCGCCGCCGACCTCCTCGGGCAGATTCGCCAGCGGTACAACAGCATTCGAGTTGAGCGGTGCGACACCGTTCGCCACGCCCTTGCTGCTATTGGGGATGTAGTCCATCGACGGAAGTTGGCCGCCGCGCAACTTTCCCGAACCGTCCAACGTCGGCACATTGTTTGCAGTGTCGGTGATCAGCAGCGACGTCGGCAGCTTCGTGGACCCATTCAGCCCGGCGATGCCGTTCGCCTCGTTGATCGGCAGATTCCCGGCCGGAACTTTCGCCGAAGCGTTCAGTGGCGCAACACCGTTCGCGACACCGCGCATCGACATCGGGATCGCATTGCTCGACCCACCACCGAACCAGGTGTTGAACCAATCCTTCACCGACTGCACAAACGAGTTCACCGGCGTCGCGATCAGGCCCTGGTAGATGTCCTCCAGCTGGTTGAACGTCGCCTCCAGGCCACCCACCAGCGTCTGCGGAATCGTACCCAGCACCGCCGCCGGATTCGACAACAGATTCCCCACCAGCGTCTGCAGATCCGACCACGCCTCCGACGCATGATCCTTGATCCACTCCAACTCATCCGAGAGGTCGAAGATGTCATCGAGCAGATTCCCCGACGCCGTGATACCCAACGCGCCGAGCGCCGACTCCACCACCGTCCGAGTCCAGTTCAGCAGTGACGCCAGGTCCTCGGGGAGCATGTCCGTGAACCGCTGCGGCATCTTCTGTGTGGCATTCAAAAACATGTTGTCGAACTTGACCGTGCCCGCAGTCGCATCATCAGTGACATGCGGCCGAACCGCCACATGCGTCACCGAACCATCCGTGGGAACCGTCCACGTCCCCGCAATCGGCGCAACACCCCACCCATTCAC